CGATTGATGGGGGTCTGGGCTGAAACTGTCACAGGGGTTACCTCGCTTGTTGGTCGGCGTCAGGAATGCTCTAACTCAACCTCGAAAACGCCTGCTGATGGTCGCCAATCATTCATCAGTGACATGTTCGGGTTCCCGAAAACCTTGCCAATACGCACCGGCGTGTCTGCAATTGCTCCTGCTCCCGAGTCGATGTAATCGTCTGGCTGGTTGGTCAGTGCGGGGTTAAATTCCTTCATCTGGTCATAGGCCGGGCCTTCGATGACCGACACATGAGCCCAAAGGAACTCTGACGACAGCGGGGCCTCAAAGGCGTCCAGAATCCGCTTTTGCTTGTTGGTGGTCTGGTGGTCTGAGGTCACGCTGATGCCATGCAGCTTCAGGTGCTTCAAGGCAATAGCCGGAACAAATCCGCCTACCCCGTTGGTTTCAATCACCACGTTGGGCACGCTCAAGGGTTTGAGGATGTCCAACATCTGTTTGATCTGGCCGCCGGTCAGCGTCTTGCCGTCCGGGCTAAATTCTTCAAGCTCCCCGGTCAATCCCACGGCCCGGTGCCAGTACAGCCGCCCGGCTTCATCCGTGAAGATGACGCACAAGGCCGAGGCGTCAGAATTGATTTTGCCCAGCGAACAATCCCAGCGCGCTTTGACCCCCACCAGCCTGACGCCTCCCAGCATCAACAAGGTTTCGCCGTTGGCCTGCCTGACGGTTGGCTCGATGTCGTAGAGGATCATCCGGTCAGGGTTGAGCCTAACATCGTGAATCGGCTTGCTGTGCAGCTGGTACTGACTATCCCACTCGTTGATGGTCTTGGTTTCGCGCCGGCGCTTCTGCATTTCCTTGGCGTTGAAACGCTCTGGCCAGGCTGACCCGGCATAAAAGTCGATCAGGCCGCGCACATCCGAAAGCAGCTCAATCCCGTCTGTCGTGAGCGTGTAGTCCTTGTGCACGGCCAAAACCTTGCAGGTCGGGCCGATGCCGTAGAACACGAACTCCGGCACGAATGGGACCTTGATGCGCCCGGGCTGCGCCTTCTCCACCCGGAATTCCTGTCCAAACATCTTGATGGTCAGGCAGTCAGCGCCCATCGCCTCCAGTTCGTCATAAAGGCTGTCGTGCGTGTGTGGCGTGCCCACATAGAGCTTTGTCCCGCCGGGCACCAGGATGTGGGTCTGCTCGCCCAGGCGGTAGCGCAGCTTCTCGCGCGCCTCCACGGTCTGGATGTTTCGCGGAACCTCTACGTCATCGTTCTGGCATTCGTCGGCCCGCGCGCTGGTGACGTTGGACAAGATGCCTTTGGCGTACATGCTGGCGTTCCGCGCGTCGATGTCGTCGGCACCCGTCACCCACCACTGCTCCACCGTACCCTTGCCAGGCGGCAGCATGCCCACGGTCAACGGGTGGTTGCGCAGGACGTTCTGCGTGTCGCGGCTGGTCTTGTAGGCCGTGCCGTCAGACTCGGACTGGTGCAGGATGCGGTGAGTGTCGTTCTTGTAGTAGCGCCAGGCGTTGTAAACCGCGAGGATCGTGGATTTTGCAAACCCCCGGAAGCAGCGCAAGACAGCGAGGTCGCCTTTGTTTTCCAGCCACACGCATGCCTGCGCGTGAATTGGGGGAACGATCCAGCGCATGCGGTCTGCCCACATGCAGAAGAACACCAGAAAGCTAACTTTTGGCTGGTTTTCCATGCGTTTTACCGGCGGTTTTTCGTACGCTTTCCAGCAGCTTGTCGGCGTCCTGCTCCGCCTTCTGTATCTTTTTGTCCAGCTCGTTGTCCTTGTATGGGTCCCGGCCCAGCGCCGCCTTGGTGTTCTCCAGCAATTTGGCGTTGTCCATGTAAATGACCGCTGTCATGGCCGCGTTTTTCTTGTCGAAGTAGCGGTTTCCGCGCTGCTCCTTGTCCATCAGGGCGGGGATGATTCCTGCGCCGGCCCAGTTGTCGGGGTTCATTTCCTCGATCAGCACCTCAGCGATTTTTTCCTGCAGGGCTTCAAGGCGGTTGCGTTGGTCAGGTTTCATCAGTTGCCTCCAATGGCTTCAAGGTCGGGGGCGCGTTCGGGAGCGGCTTCGCCCGGGGCCCACCAGTAGTCCTGCCCCCAATCCTTGCGCGCGCGGTCTTTCTGGCGGTTCAGGTAGCCGGGGGAAAGGTTCTCCTGCACGGCATGCAGAAAGAGGTGATCCAGCGCGGCCTTGCCGTACCAGAGATTGACGTAAGGGGTATGGGACCGGGCGAACTTGATGGACTCTGCCGCGATGTGCGTGTCCTTGCCTGCGATGGCTTCGTCCACGTTGCCCTTGGTCAGCTCCCACAGGTCGGCCGCACTGCCAAAGGTCGGGCCCAACAGCATGCGGCCCATCGTGTCCATCGTGCTGCGGTCCTGCGTGGTGTCGCCCAGGATCATGTCACCCACAAAACCAGCACCACCGCCCTGAGCTGCAGCACGCACCCAGAATTTGGGCGTGGTCATGTCCACAGGGTCTTTGCCGGTGATCATCTGTTTTGTCTGGAAAACCATGGCACCCAGCGCTGTGGTGGACAGCAGCAGGGCCGCCGTGTATGCCGCCTTGTTGGCCAGCATGGGCGCACCGTCGAGGCCCTTGTCACCTTCCAGCATGCGCCGCCAGTGGCGGGAAATCATGGCCGTGGGGAATGATTTGAACTGCATGGTGAGCCGGGCAAGTTCGCCCACACCCGTTCCGGCCTTCTGCCCGCCCCAGGTCTGAATCGCCTTGGTGGCAAGATCCGGGTTCATCACCGCGTATTCGCTTTCGTCGGTGATGAAACCCAGGATCTTGGCCGTCACCTGGTTTGCCTGCGGATGGCCAGAGGCTGCGATGGCCTCCGGTGTGAGCATTTGCTGGCCCCGGTATTCTGAAAGCTGCGCTGCGTTGACGACAGCCCAATCCTCTTTGGTGATGCCCTTGCGTTCAAGGTGCGCGCGGTCCCACTCGGTCAACTTGCCCCACTCGGTTTTTGACAGCTTGCCCAGCCCGGCCTGCATGGTCAGGCTGAAACCCCTGCGCACCGTGTCAGTCCAGGCGTTCATCAGGGACAGCTTCATGGTCCCGTTCGCCAGCCGTCCGCTCCAGTTGTTGGCGATGTTCTCACCCTGCCAGCGGTTCAGGTCGCTGATCATGGATTCGGCAATCATGCCGTGCGTGTTGGCAAACTCCTTGGCATCCTTGCCGCCGGCCGTGATGGTGTTTTTCAGCAGGTCCCAGTACGGCAGCTTGTTGTAACCCGCCGTCACTACCATCGTGCCCAGGTCGGTGATGCTTGAAATAACCGCCCCGGCCAGCTTGCCGAAGGTCTGGATATTGCGCACATGCTGTCCAAGCGCCGCGATCCGCGCGCTTTCAGGCGCGCCGGTCTGCCCGCTCAGGATGTCCCAATACGCCTGCGGCTTGTTGCCAAAGCTGCGTTTGATGCCCTGGTCGGCGCGTTCTGCCAGGTCGAGCTGCAGGCGGAACTGGTTGGCAGGGTTCGGCCCCATGCGCTCCACCAGCCCAATATCCCGGGCCATGCCGCCGATATGCGCGATCATGCCGTCGTACATGCCGCCCAGGCCGAACTGTGCGTTATAGGATAGGTAGCTCTCGCCGTCCTTGAAGTGCAGGACGCGGCTGTCGCTGCCAGCGTTCGCGCGTGCACCGGTGCCCTTGAAGGTGCCGGGCTCCGTCTTGCTCAGGCCGTCGGTGGCCAGCGTCTCCCATGCGGAGCGCAGCATGCCGGTGACTTCGGCGTCGTTCATCAGCCTGCCGTCGTCGTGCAGGTAGCGTGTGCGGTCCAGTTTTGGCAGGGTTGCGGCCGCCCATGCGTCGGCACCAGCACCGCGCACCCGGGCGCTGTCGTGCGGCTGTGGCAGATAGCCATAGTCCAGCTTTCCCACATCGCCGCCCGCGTCGTTGAAGCGTCCGCGCATCGCCTCGATGGTCTGAAGCCATGCCTTTGCACCCGCTTGCGCAATCTGGTTGCCAGTCTTGCCAGCGCCTTGCGCGAAGATTTCCGCCACCAGATCCCGGGTCATCACCGGGTTTTCAGCATCCCAAAGGAACTGAAGCACCCGGCGGCCTGCCGTTGCATCCTGCCCGCTCCCGGCGGCTTCGATCAGGTCCATCAGCCCAGAGGTGTACTGCTTTTTGATGCCGTCCACATAAAGCTGCGTATTGTTCAGGTCCTCCACCAGTGCCCTGCTGGTGCCGCTGTCCAGATTGGCCTTCAGCGTGTCGATGCGGCTGGTGGTCTCAATGGTCTTGATGATCTGTTTCTGGGCGTTCTCAGCCTTGCGCGCGGCCTGTGCCTGCATGTCCTTCATGGCGACGGCTGCGGCCTCCGTGACGCGGGTATCTGGCGACTTCGCACCCCATCCGGCGGGGTCTTGACGCGCCAGCATCCGCATGGTCTGATTCATCCGGTCGTCAAGGCCCTTGATCTCGGCCTGAGTCAGTGCCCGGCCTGCTGCCCGGCTGACCTGAGATATACACTTCGGATTCACATGAAACTCCTTTTAACCGTGCTGGTCATCGCCGGGTTTATTTCCCTGATCCCGCTGGCCACTTGGGCTGCAACTGGTCGGCTTGACCGTGCGTGGCAGGCCCTGCGGGAATATCTGTTCGTGATGGCGCTCATCGTGGTGCCGGTGCTGGTCATTGCGGCCATCACGTACCTCCCGCTCCTGTACTGATAAAACATTCAGCTGCCACCTGAATCAGGTTTGAATCCTCGATGTCGTCAGCGAGGTCCTTTTTGATCATGGCCATGACCTCCGAAAGCGGCTTCGGGGCGTCCATTCCCTCGACCATGACCATGACATCAGGGTTTTCCAGAGCCAGGCGGGTCGCTTCTTTTTCGTAAAAGCTGGCAGGCGTCTCATCAAACATTCCGCCCTGTCCTGCGGAATCCTGCGGTTGGTCAGGTATTGGAGGTGGCGGTTCTACAGGCGGAGCGGCTGACGGTGCATCACCCTTTGGCGCAGGCTCAAGGCCCATTTTTGCCCTTATCTGGGCTACCAAATCAGGGTTGGTGCTCCACTGATCCCAGGCGCTTTTTTGCGTCTGCAGCTCAAGGATTCTTTTTTGTAGACCTTGCGGGTCTTTGATATTGACGCCGTTGCGCTTGGCAACTTCTGGTCGTTTGGATGCACCCTGAACTGCTGCAAGCGTTTCGCTCAGTTCACGCTGCAGGCGGCTGACAATGGCTGCCATCGCTTCTGCATCGCGCATTGCTCCGTCATCAAACCCGAACATATCGCCGGTAGTATCGGCGCGTTCCCGTGCGATGGAGCGCACGGCCTGCATGGTGTTTGTGGCCGTGCTGATTGTTTTGCCGTCCTGGACGGCTTTAAGGCCTACGGCCTGGAGGCGTGGGTCGTTTGGCGCAATCCTGGCAATGGCAACGGCTGCTTCGTCTCCGAGTCCACCGGCACGATGGGTGGCAATGAGTTCAGGTCCGCCATCAGTTGCGATTGTGTAAGCCCGTTGGCCCGTTGCGCGCGCCAGAAGTCCGCGTGCGTCGGCTTGCTCACGGGTGAACTGGTTTCCTTCAAAGTACTGGACATAATCTTTAACCTTTCCTTGGCCGTCTCGAATGTTTAGCTCTGCATCCAGTGAGGCGGCGCGCACTGCATTGAAGCCATCGGCCTCTCGATGAATCTGGGCCGGGAT